ATAATACTTAGGTAAGCAAGGGAAAGTTATTATAAATAATTAAAGTATTAACCAAATGGTACTTAAGTACCACAACAACCAAAAGGAAAGCACCATGGCAGTATTAGAAGGTTTAATTGCGTTTGAAAATCTAGATGAGCATGAGATGTATCAGGGTCAGTCAACAGGGAAATACTCTGTGGTATTGACACTAGATGAGGACACAGCGTCAAAGCTGACAGGCGTAGGCGTAAAGATGCGAGAGTATGAAGGCAGCAAACAGCGCAAGTTCAGTACCAAGTATGATGTGCCTATTGTCGATGCAGAAGGCGGCACCTTCAAGGGTCGTATCGGTCGAGGGTCTAAGGTACGCATTATGTATGCAGAGGGTCAGCCCCACCCAGTACACGGTACCAGCACCTACCTCAACAAGATCAAGGTCTTGGAAGTAGCAGAGCAGGAAGGTGGTGAGGACTTCTGATGACAGTAGAGTCAACATTTGTTCAACATGAGGCGTGCCCTTCGTGCGCCTCTAGTGACAATCTGGCTCGTTATAGTGATGGACATGCAGTCTGCTTCTCTGGGGGCTGCAACCATTACGAGCATGGCAACGGCCAGATAGGTCAACCAGTAAACAAGAAACCAGCGAGGTCTCTAGAGATGACAGGTGTAGTAGCAGCAATAACGGACAGGCGTATCTCTCAGGACACAGCAAAGCGTTACGGTGTGACAGTAGAGTACGGTACGGATGGGAAGATTAGTAAGCACCACTACCCTTACCACCACAAAGACACAGGCAATGCCATAGGCACCAAGGTACGCATTGTTGATAATAAATCATTCTATGCAACAGGAGGTTTTGATGATTCGGGGTTGTTCGGCCAGCAGGCATTCAAGGCAGGCGGTAAGTATATCACGATCACAGAAGGCGAGACGGACGCACTCGCTGTCAACGAAATGTTCGATGGAAAGTGGCCAGTCGTCTCCATCCGATCAGGGGCAGCAGGAGCAGCCAAAGACATCAAAGCCAACCTCGAATGGCTAGAGACCTTTGAGAACGTAGTAATCTGTTTTGACAATGACAAGGCAGGACAGGAGGCAGCCAAGTCGGTGCTTGACTTGTTCACCCCCAACAAAGCAAAGAACGTCACGCTCCCTATGAAGGACGCAGGCGACATGCTACGGGACAACAAGGTACAGGCATTCGTTAAAGAGTGGTGGAACGCCAAGACCTACCAGCCGGATGGCATTGTGCGCGGTAGTGATACATGGGAAATGATCATAGAGCAGTCAGACGTAAAGTCTATACCCTACCCATGGGCCTGCTTAAACGAGCTTACGCATGGCTTTAGACCCAAGGAGCTAGTCACCATTACATCGGGGTCAGGCATGGGCAAGTCACAGATTGTCAGGGAGCTGGAGCATTACCTACTAGGTGCCTCAGAGGACAACATCGGTATCCTCGCACTCGAAGAGGACATACCAAAGACAGCATTGGGCATTATGTCAATCGAAGCCAACAAGCAGTTGCACCTTGACAAGACAGTGACACAGGAAGAGAAGAAAGGATATTGGGATCAGACCATGGGGTCAGGACGTATCTTTATGTTTGATCACTGGGGTAGCACAAGCGAGGACAACCTGTTAGGCCGTATACGATACATGGCTAAAGGTCTGGACTGCAAGTGGATCATCCTAGACCACCTAAGCATTGTGGTTAGTGATCAGGACAACGGAGACGAGCGTAAGGCCATTGACTCCATTATGACTAACCTCCGTAAGCTGGTACAGGAGACAGGTGTAGGACTATTCCTAGTGTCACACCTACGCAGACCTAGCGGCTCCAAGGCACATGAGGACGGTGGTAAGATTAGTTTGGGAGAACTCAGAGGATCAGCGGCAATCGCGCAACTTAGCGACATAGTTATTGGTTTAGAACGTGACCAACAACACGCAGACCCAGAGACACGCAACACGACATGCGTAAGAGTACTAAAGAATCGCTTTGTCGGCTTGACAGGGCCTGCCTGTTACCTGTATTATGATAAGGAGTCAGGTCGTATGATCGAGACAAGTTGTCCAACAGGTGATGAAGCGGAGTTCTAATGAGTAAGATTGTATTTGACATAGAGGCCAATGGTTTTGAGCCTACCTTAGTCTGGTGTATTGCAGCCTACGTGCTGGAGACTAAACAGATGATTACATGGGCAGGTGATGAGCTACAAGAGTTTAATAGCTGGCTTAAGGATCAAGGTGACTGTGAAGTGATAGGCCATAACATAATTGGCTATGACATACCAGTGCTGAAGAAATTGTTAGGTACAGATTTTAGTAAATGTAAAGTTACTGACACATTAGTCATGTCCAGATTGGCAAGCCCCTCACGAGAGGGTGGTCATTCACTAGATAGCTGGGGCAAGACACTAGGTCAGCACAAAGGAGATTTTAATGATTTTACTGCGTATACAGATGATATGCTTGAGTATTGTAAACAGGATGTTACAGTTAACGAACTGGTGTACCAGAGATTACTTCACGAACTTCGTGATTATGGAAGCGAGAGTATTGATCTTGAGCATAGGGTGCAAGGCATTATATCACAGCAGATTAAGACAGGCTGGCTCTTAGATCAAGAGAAAGCATTTTTATTACTAGCGGAACTGAAGGAAAAGAAATATGACCTTGAAGACGAAGTGCATCAGACTTTCAAACCATTACCAACATTTATCAAAGAAGTTACACCCAAGATTAAGAAAGATGGTACGTACTCGATTGTTGGGCTTAAATTTCTAGGGGACGAGTGGGAAACAGCAGTAGCAGAGTTCAGTCGTATAGACTTCCCTGTGTTTAACCTAGGGTCACGACAGCAAATAGGGAGACATCTACAATACTTTGGCTGGAAGCCCAAGACATTCACGGAGACAGGGCAACCCATTGTAGACGAGTCAGTACTCAGGGATGTTAAAGGTATACCGGAAGCGGCACTGATTGGCGAGTACCTGATGATCCAAAAGCGTATCGCGCAGGTACAGAGCTGGCTAGACGCAGTTAAGAATGACGGTAGAGTACATGGGTACGTTAATCCCAACGGAGCTGTGACGGGTCGTATGACACACTCAAGCCCTAACATGGGACAGGTGCCAGCAGTCTACTCACCATACGGCAAACAGTGTCGTGATGTGTGGACAGTACCAGAGGGTTACAAGCTGGTAGGTATGGATGCCAGTGGACTTGAGCTACGAATGCTTGCTCACTACATGAATGACGAGGACTACACAAATGAAATACTCAACGGAGATATACACACGGCAAATCAGTTGGCTGCGGGCCTTGACACTAGAGATCAAGCAAAGACTTTCATCTACGCTTTCCTTTATGGGGCAGGAGACGCCAAGATCGGAAGTATCGTTGGAGGAACTAAGCGTGATGGTAAGAGACTTAAAGATAAGTTCCTTGCAAATACGCCTGCTCTTGGAAAGCTACGAGAACGAGTTGGATTGGCGGCTGGAAGAGGCTATGTTTATGGACTGGATAGGCGAAGGATCGCAATACGATCAGAACATGCTGCACTAAACAGCTTACTACAGTCAGCAGGCGCAATTGTTATGAAGAAGGCGTTGTGTTTGCTCGATGAATATGCTATACTATGGGGTATAGACTACAAAATATTAGGGAACATACACGATGAAATCCAGACAGAGGTCAAGCAAGAGAAATCAGAGGTTTTCGGAAGGTTGGCAACAAGCTGTGTTGAAGCTGCCGGACAGCACTACAAGCTCAACTGCCCTCTCGCCGGAGATTACAAAGTTGGAAACACATGGGCAGACACCCACTAAGGGTAAGTACTACAAGGACAACAAGGAAGCAGTACAGGCAAGGGATGCTAAAAGGATGTGGGTTAACGGTGTTGAGGTTAAGAAGACACATCCACTATACAAAGCAGGCAGATACAAGGGTTTTGAAGATGCAGCCTTTAGTTCCTTAGAGAACTACAAAGACAACCCACAGGGTCAGGTGTATATAATCACGAACCCTGCATGGGAAGGTTGGGTAAAGGTAGGAATGGCTGTAGATTCGGAGGATAGATTAAAGAACTATCAAACATCAAGCCCCGAAAGAGATTATAAGTTATTTGACTATGAAGATTTTGGAGATAGGAGAGTAGCAGAGAGTATGGTACATGATTATCTACGTAAGCGTTTTAAACATAAGAACGAGTGGTTTGAGTGTAGTGCAAAAGCGGCAATGAAAGCACTAGACGCTATACATTCTGAGCTACATGGTTCCGCTATGATGCTTAATGAGTTATGTGACGCGGCTGATGACTTTGGAGATGTTTATTTAGGGGACGGTGTATGGCTAAGGGCATAAGAGAAGTGAAGACAACAGATAACGTAGTGGAAGACATCTACGCTCTGATGGAAAGCAAGGACGCTGACCCATCTGTAGATGTAGAGGCAGAGATAGAGAGATTCGGAGAGGGTGTCAAAGCTCTAATGCGAACGGAGTTTGGTCGGAAGAAGCGAGAGGATAACCGCAGGCTACGCCTGTCAAATATTGGCCGCACCGATAAGTACCTCTGGAATCACTTTAACGGGACGGAAGGCGAGAAGATAGAACCACACACCTATGTCAAGTTTATGTATGGTCATTTAATTGAAGAGATGTTAATCTTCTTGACACGAATGGCGGGACACAGTGTGACTGACGAGCAGAAGGTCTGCAAAGTCGAAGGGA